ACTGAACGAGCGCCCTCTCGGATGCTATTTCCACTACCTTGTGTAGAGTTGGCTACCAGCTTTTGAGCTGAGAACTCTGCACCGTCTAATTGTGGATTGATTGTATCAATAACCATATTTTTAGCTTAATCTAATAAAATACCACCCCGAGAGTGGCTTTAAGGGCAGTCCGAGTAGGTCTAGTACTCAGAGAGCCGTTAAAGCTACTCTCTAGCGCCTAGACCGCGCACTTGGTATTTACTTTGTTAACTTCCGTTTTATCTTCTGTACTACCGTTTCCTTCTTTGGCTTCTCTGCGTGCTTGTCAGCTAGTTTACTTCGCTTGTATTTATCTAAACTCATATTATACGTAATATAACGTCACGTTTAATGTACCACCAATCGTAGCATATAGACCTGTAGTGAATCCTCCGCCACCTAATGGGTGATACCCGATTGCTGGTGTAATTGTATTGTTAATAACTGTTCCTGAACCTGCTGTATTGTCCCAGAATTTGATTGTACCGGCACTTGTACTGTTCACATACATACCAACCAAAGTACCTGCTCCTGTTTTCACTAAAGCCGAAGCGGTTAGGTTGACTGCTGTTGTCTTAATCGGTTCCATATAACTGTATTATACCATGACTACAAACCAACTTGTCTAGTAGCTTTTGGATCTTCATGTAAGCGTTTATAAATTTCTAAATCCTTCCATCCTTCTTGTAACATTTCTATTGCTAACATTTGTGCCGCCTTGACATGATAGTCTCCTTCTCGCTTTTTCATAAACGATTGCAATAAAACTTCCTTCACTGATTCAGAAGTCACTTCATCTACAATAAAGCGTTTGATTCTATCCGGCTGTAACATTTGTTTGTTGGTTAAGTTCTAATGGTGTTGGTTGAGCTTGTTGGATATCTGTTTGTGGTGACTGTACCGGCGCCTGCATCAAAGATAGGAAATCTGATTGATTAAGCCCAGAGTATTCCATAATGTCATTAAAACTCTTAGCAAGTGCTGGAATCTGCATAGCTTGTTGGAATCCTTGTGGGTTAGAAAAGGCAAACTGGAACAGTGAGAGAATCTTATCTGAAAGGTCTGCTAGATTCTTTTGCTTGTTAGCTACGTTGATACCCATACGAACCTCGATACCTTCAAAGTCTTTCTTGAGGATTTCTAGCATTTTACGGTTACCTCTCTTAGCAAAGTCAGTCTTAAATAAGGTCATTAACTCTTGCTGTTGTTGAGGTGTGACAACGCCACCATTTATAATCACATCTTTGATTGTTTGGTTAGCGTAGTTCGTAGCCAGTTGCTCTGAAACCCAAGTTAATTCTTCAGCTGAAAGGGTAGCTAAGAACTCTCGGCCTTTAGTAATCTCACGAACGATTTGAGGGATAATCCAGTCTCTGTAGACTTCCTCAATAAACTTAGCTCGTTTGCCACGCTTACGATCATGCGAGCCACGACCTTGCGCTACGGTACGCTCTTGGCCTTTAAACGTAGTACCAGAAACAGGTGCAACACCTAAAAGTGAATCTTGAGCAGCACCAGAGAATTGTGCGTGTTCCATCCATTCGTTAATACCACCCATAAGCATCTGTACGTTGGCTGGACTGGCAGTCTCTAGGGTACGAATCATCGAACCTTGTGCTACGGTAGCAACTTCCAAGTTGTCCATGTCTTGAATCTGATTCTTGTTAGTGAACGATTCATCATCAGTCACAATCGGAACTTTAGACGCAGCTTCATAGAACTTATGCTTGTGGATAGCTAACCAGTTTGTCCACACTTGAGATTGCAACATCTTTTCACCTACTCCACGACCAAGACCACGGTTTTCTACAGGTGCAGCAGTAAAGAACTTAAGTGTTGTTTCCTTTTCTGGCTTACGATACAAGATAACGCCTTGGCGCTTTTTATCTTTTCCGGTATAGAAAGCAACCACTTGTACCTGACCATACCATTTGTCTACCTCATCATTATCAAGTAAGTAATGCTCTGGCAAATTACCTTTTACCACATACACTTCGATGACCTTACCTGGAGTCTTGTTCTTCATTTGGTCTTCTACTGTCTCCTTATCTTCACTAGCTAATACAATCAAATCGTCAAGAGAAATAGTCGCACCATTTGATTCTTGTCCCCATCCTTTCTTTGACATCTTTCGTAGGGAATCAGGTGAAAAGAAGAATTTAAGACCTAACGGGCCACCAAGAATGTCTGTTTGGTCACAAAAAGCAATATTCATCAAAGAAGGGGTCTCTGGTTTGCCTTTCTTAGTGTCTTGGAGAAGCACACCACCGTATGTGTTGTCGCTCTCAGTGATTTGGTCTATAAAATCCTCAAGATTGTTTTCTCGTGAGTAAACTTCGTCGTGGTACTTCTTAATCAAGAAAGATAATACTCGGTCTTCTGTACCTTCAATAAAGAAAGCTACATCCTTTAGCTCAATATCCTCAGTCCAGTTAGCTAATTCAATAATTGGCTCCATGATGTTCTTCATCGGACGCATCCAATTATTATCACCTGTGTAGAACTGACTGTTTCTCAAGTGGTAGATAAGCTGTAGATGGTCGCGCATATTCCATGACCAATTATCACCCAAGCGAATCTCTTGAGTCTTGTAGTCATTTTCTTGTGTCGTTATAAACGAGAAGATGTCGGCGTGTTTCATATACCAGAGAACATAGAACTAATATTTTTTAAAGCAATCTCTCGTGTCATACCAACAGCAGTGAAGATACGTCGTGCGGTAATCATAGGGATAATTCTGTCTTTACTCACACCGTCTTTTTCAACTGTAATAATAACCATACCAGCTACACCACCTGGCTTTATCCCGCTAATCGCTTCTGAAATAGTTTCACCCGTTGCAGTAAAATTCTTCCCCATCACTTTAGCGGTGGCTGTGTATAATGTTTTCTTTGCTGGTGCTGTTTTTTTTGCCATACTTACAATCTAATGTGAACGCCTTGAATACCACCTGTACGCATTTTCTGAGCTGCTTCGTATTCTTGCCAAGCACTTGTACCTCCTCTCTTTGATGGTCGTGACGCAATCTGTGCATCTATTTGAGCTGCAATAGCCTTGTTTGCGGCAACGCAATCAGGGCAGTAGTACGCTTCTTGTTCGTTTGACTCGTATGTGTTTGCACAAGCTGGTTTGATACAGGTGAATGTTGACATTGCCATAATTATACCATTATTTTATAAAATCAAATAAATCCGCCGCATTTGGGATTAGTCGGTAGTCCTCAGTTACTTCCTCTCCAGCTTTTATATCTCTAAGAGTCATATCGTTATTGGCACTATAATTTGCGTCTTCTGCATGGTTACAGTAAGCAACATAGCGGGCATCAGGGTAAACAAACGGAGAACCTTGTTTAATCAACGGCCAACGTTCCAATAAGATGGAGCTTATATATTCAGGTAAGTTATTGTGAATCTTCCTGTACGGTAGTGTAAACAACATTGGCATAATATCCATGTATAACTTTGTCCCCTCCGGAATATCTTTAAGTGCAAAGACACCAATACCGTGAATGGGTGACGGTGCAAGTCGTACATTTACCCATTGAATAAGGGTATTTACTTGTTTGTCTTCTAAGTTCATACCTTTTCCCCGCTTAACATTCGATTGTACATCTCTAGCGGCATACGAGCTTTGATATTTTCGTGTGTCTTCTTCCAGGCCATGTATTGTGCTGCATTTCTAAAGCCAAACTTACGCATTAACTCCCGGCGTACTTGCATGTTTTCAGTACACTTAGAACAGTGAAAGGCTTGCGATGGATCGCTGTGTAACTTCCCACAATTAAGTGTTTCAAGTAATGCTTTTTGTACCGGTAAATAATTCTTTGGGTCTTTTAAGTACTCTGGCAAACCTTTTAAGGGATTAACTTTTTTATATTGGACAGCGCTTTTCATTGCTTCCTGGTCGCGCTTTGTATCTTCTGGTGTGGGTAAATCGCTCATAGACCTATATTACCTTTCTTAATTATTTCTTTTTGGTTAATAACATGTGGACAATCTTCATGTCCCTCAGTGCAACATTTAGGTATTTGCACTTCTGTTGCTTCAAAGACTGGTTCTGGGTTCATACTGCAATATTGTTACTTTTTCTATTACGATTATTCGACCATTGTGAAACCAATTCACGTTTACGGTGTACAGGTATCAGTGTCTCTAAGGCGTAACGGGCAGCCGCAAGTGTGTCCGGTTCATGTTCCGGTACTCCTGCTATTATTTTACCATCTTTATCTACCTTCCATAACCAATTACGATAACCTTCAATAAGGTTAGTAGAACGTTTGGTAACACTAATCTTTAAATCTTGTACTGCTTTAATACCGTGACGTAACGAATCAGGATATTTCTTAGCAGCTATTACATTCACACCAAACGCTTTAATCTCAGCAATACTTTTAGGTTCGGCACTATCGGCTACAGTTATCGCGGAGTCTAAGTTCTTAATGAAGTTGGCAATCTCTCGGTTCGGCCATTCAAGCTGGCAGTTTTCCTCATCAAGAATATAACCGCCGTTGTAGTAATAAACAGAAACTACGGCTGATTTATCAGGATTCCACCCAAAGTCTAAACCGTAACGCTCTAAGCGAGCTTCAAAAGGCACTTCATCTATTATCTGCCAACCTTTGTAAATACGACTCTCTAAGAGTTGTAGTGGCTCTCCTAGCCACTTGTGTTTATATAAATCAGGTCTGCGTGTTCTATCGTCTTCCATTTCAACCCTCAATACTTCAGGTAGCCAGCCATACTTAATAGCAACATCATAGTTAGCTTGAATTACTATAGTGTTTGGCCGACCTTCAATCACGAGACGTTTATGTACCGGGTCTTCTTCTTCTAAGCGGTTGTATGTATAAATAATCTGTGAGCCTGGCTTACGAACAGTTGGAGTAAGGATTTCAAGTGAGTTCTCACTAATACTTTGTGCTTCTTCTACCCACGCTATATCAATACCTTCTGTTGACTTTACGCTTTGTTCATTCTGGTACAATCCTTTAAATAAAAACTCAGAGCCGTTGATAGTATTTACAATAGCATTGTCAGTTACTTTAAAATCATTTAATTCGTATTGCTTTATTAGGTCTTTAAGGAGTTGGTGGCTAGAATCCTTAATACTCTTTTGAATTTCACGGGCGCATAACACACGAGTAGTTTCTGAACGTGCACGTATTAAAAGCACACGAGCTACTGTATGAGACTTTAATGAAGCACGACCACCATGTACAGCAGCTTCCCGCCAGTCTCTATCTAAGAGCCTACGAAACTCCGTCGGAATCTGCATTATCTGACTCATCACCAATTATCTTAACGAGTAATGGTTGTATCTTGTCACCACCTGAAGTTACATCTGTCTTATTTAATGGTTTACCATGCAGTCTATCCATCACGTCACGATAAAAAGCATAGTCTCCTTTTAATGCCTTATTCAATCCAACCTGGTGCATCATTTCCTCAATTTCTTCTGGAGTCTTATTGTTTGTACTGGCAATCTTTATTAAAGCCTCACGATATATAGTCGCATAGTTACGTTGACCAAGTGGCCTGCCATTAGGGTTTCCACTTTCACCTTTTTCAAAGGGTGTTCCTATGACTTTTGCTGTTCTTCTGCTGTTTTTTGCCATATAATAGTCTCTCCGTTCTTTATTATCTCACTGTTTCCTGTGTAGTCAACGTATCTCTGTACGATTACGTCTATGTACTTTGGGTCGAGTTCCATGCCGTAGCAGATACGTCCTGTCTTCTCTGATG